GTGGTCAAGGCCAGCAACCGGAACCCCGTCGATGTCGCCGACGACGTCGCCGAGCACATCCTCGCGGCCAACGATCCGCCGTTGCTGTTCAGCATGAGCCCCGCCGCGGTGGTCCTGCGGAACGGCGCCCTCGTGCCGCTCGACCCGGACGGCTGGCTGCTGTACGTCGCCCGCAGGGTGACCTTTACCGCGCCGAGCAGGACCGGCACGCAGATGGTCGCGCCGCCAGCGGCGGTGATGAAGCTGATCCCCTCCGTGGTGATCCCCGAGCTGCCGCCGCTCGACGGGATCGCCACCACGCCCTACCTCGACCGCGACGGCACCGTAATAGCTGAGGACGGCTACCACCCGGGCACTCGCCTGGTGCTGCACTCCGGCGGCTTCAAGATTCCCGCTGTCCGCGCTGCCCCGAGCGATGAGGACGTGGCCCAGGCGGTGAAGCTGCTGACCGTGGAATGGCTGGGCGACTTCCCGTTCGCCAGCCTGGCGGACAAGGCGAACGCCATCGCGGTGCCGCTCAGCATGACGGGCAGGATGTTCTTCGCCCTGGTGCCGTTGTTCGTGTTCGACGCCTCGACCGCCGGCTCCGGCAAGGGCCTGCTGGCTGCCACCATCTCCCTGATCGCCACCGGTGAGCCGCCGCAGGTGATGGAACTGCCCGCCGATGGCGAGGAGCAGCGCAAGAAGATCACCTCCGCGCTGCTGGCGGGCCAGGAACTGATCATGTGGGACGAGTCCCATGTCATCGCCGGGCGCACCCTCGCCGCGATCCTGACCGCCGAGAGGTACAGCGACCGCCTGCTCGGCGGGAACAAGCTGATCTCGGTGACCAACAGGTTCACCCAGGTGGCCCTCGGCAACAACGTCGAGGTCTGGGGCGACATGAAACGCCGCATCGTGCCGTCCCGCCTGGTCCCTGATGTTGAGCATCCTGAGCACCGCGCCGACTTCCGCCACCCCGACCTTGAGCAGTGGGCCCGCGACCATCGCGGCGAGCTGCTCGGCGCCCTGCTGACCATCTGGCGCAACTGGATCGCCAAGGGGCGCCCGGAGGCGGACACCGGGATGGGCAGTTTCGAGCGGTGGTCCCGGACGGTCGGCGGTGCGCTCCAGGCGGCCGGGATCACCGGATTCCGCACCAACACCGCCGGGTGGCTGTCGGACTCCGACGACGACGACGGGTGGGCTGACCACCTGGCCCAGTTGCGCGCCAGGTGGGGCGACAAGTGGTTCACCGTGGCGGACGCGGCCGACGCCGTCGACGCCGGTTACCTGAAACGGCCGCCGCTCAAGCGCGACCCGGACAAGACACTGGCCCAGCAACTCGCCTACAGCTACCGGAAGATCCGCGAGAAGTGGCACGGTGACCTGCGCCTGGTCCGGTCGGACAGCCGCGACTCAGCATCCGGCGGCCGTACCTGGTCGGTGATTCAGCGTCATTCGCAAACGCCGGAACCATCGTCAGGATCGTCAGGATCGTCAGGAGCCACTGACCATGCTGACCATCCTGACGACCTAAACCCCGTTCCACAACGAGACGACATGTGGGCCGGATGGCCGGCGGACAGCGCCGGTGCGGCGGCCCAGCCATGAAGCCGGCCATCACGGCGCTGCTCGACCAGGCCGGCGCCGCCACCGCACATGCGAACGGGCCGGTCAGCACTGTGGCATCCCATGGATGAATACAAGGAAACTTGCATCCCCATCCGTAGCAAGGTAACTTGCTTGCGTGTGCCAGTCATCTCAGCCAGTGCGCGCAAGCACGGCATCAGCGATGACGACATGCTGCATGCGCTGCGCAACCCGATCGGCGCTGACTACCTGGACGAAAGCCGCACCATGTTCATCGGCGCAGCCCGGGACGGCACCCTGCTCGAAGTCGGTGTCGCGGACAGCGATGACGGGCCGGTCATCATCCACGCCGACCGGGCCCGGGCCAAATACCTCCGGGGGAGAAGGTGATCAGTGATGCCGCGCACGACCGAGGAGATCCTCGCCCACGCTGAGGAGCTGGCGCGCCAGTTCGAGGATCACGAGCCCGGCGACGTTAAAGACGCCCGGCCGCTCCGGGACGTCGCCACAGCGTTCGCCCGTGTAGCCACCAGCGAGCGCGAGCTCGCCGACACGGTGAGCGTAGCCCGCGCCGAAGGCCATACCTGGGCGGCGATCGGCGCGATGGTCGGCACCTCCGGCGAAGCAGCCCGGCAGCGATACGGCAGCCGAGGGCACCGCCCCCGATCTCGCGCCCGGGGTGTGCGAGCACGAGCTTCATAGCAGCAAAGGAGACCGTGGACCATGACAAGTGATGTCCAGGAACGGATCGCGGCCGGGGACACCGTCAGACGGGTAACGCCACGTAGCCGCACGCCATACGGGCCATACGGCAAGGTGCGAGGACTAGTCGAAGTCGGCGCGGCCTGGCTCAGCGAAGGGTATCGCCGCGGCGAGGACTACGCCTTCGTGTCCTGGGACGGCTACGTGAAGGAGGAGGCGCTACAGGCCAGAAGCCTGGCGAAGGCCGTGCGCCCATAGAGTGCCGTGGCAGCGATGGATGGGAGCAAGACCTGCACGGTCTGCGGTGAGACCAAACCGCTGACCGAGTTCGGCAGGAGCGCGAAAGGCGTGGGTGGCCGCCGCTCGCAATGCAAACAATGCAACGCCGCCGCCGTGAAAGCCCTGTACGTGCCGCGGGTGCATCCACCCGAGCAGGTGACATGCCCGCACTGCGGGCAGGAGTTCACCCGGATCCGCACCCACGGAGCGCTAAGGGTCTACTGCTCACGCAAATGCACGGCCGCGGCCGGCGAGGAGCGGAAACTCCAGCGGAACGCCGGCCTGGGCGCCCGGCGCTGCGCCTGCGGCGCGGAAGTGACCACCCACACCGGCAAGCCGGTGTGCCCAGACTGCCGAAAAGATCCGCGGCCAGATGCTCAGATCCGGGACCGCCGCCGCACGCTGCGGACGTACGGGCTGACCCAGGAAGAATGGGACCGCCTCATCGCACTCCAGGGCAACGCCTGCGCCGTCTGCAAAACCACCCAGCCCGGCGGCCGCAGTGAACACTGGCACATCGACCACGACCATGTGACAGGCCAGGTCCGCGGACTGCTCTGCCACCGGTGCAACTTGGGCATCGGGCAGCTGCGCGACGACCCGCAGATCATGATGGCCGCCGCACGGTATGTGGCCGCGCACCGCAGCGACGAGCATCCCGCTGAGCAGTCCTGACCGCGACCCGGAGCCGGACAGACATACCTAGGGGGGGTCATAACGAACGTAACGGACATAAGGGTAGGACTCCGGGTGCTTCATGCACATACGCTGTGTCACCACACCGTGTCACAATGGATCATGGCCGATTCGGATGCGCTGCGGAGCAGGCGCAAACGGCTTCATTCGGCCGGTGATCACTCGCTTTGCCGCCGCTGTGATGCCCTCAGCGCGGCTGCGGCAGTGCCCGCGGCCGGTGATCTTCCGGGCGGCCCGGACGCGGCGCTGCTACGGCTGGCGATTCGGCTGGAGGCCGCGCACGAGGCCAATCCCGGCGACGCCGCGGTGGCGCGGGTGCTGAAAGAGACGCTGCTGGCCCTGCGGGCCGGTGAGACGGGGCCCGATGCCGAGCTGGCAGAGCTGCTTGACGCCGTGCGCGCCTAGGTGGGCGACCCCGGCCGTGCCGGGGCGCCGCAGCCTGGCGGCGGGCATCGCGCAGACGGCCTCGGCGCTGGGCTGGCAGCTGCTGCCGTGGCAGCACGCGGTCAACGAGATCAGCACCGAGATGGAAGACGGCGCGTTCGTCTACCGGCAGGTGGTGATCGAGCTGCCGCGCCAGCAGGGCAAGTCCGTCGACCTGCTGTCGATGATGGTGACCCGGGCGCTGCGCCGCCCGGGGACGCAGATCAGCTACACCGCGCAGACCCGCCTCGACGCGCGGCACCGGCTGCTGGATGTCTGGTGGCCGCGGATCGCCCGCAGCAAGCTGGCGCCGCTGGTGCGCCCGCGCATGGGGTCGGGATCCGAGGCGCTGCTGTTCGCGAACGGCAGCATGCTGGGCCTGGTGTCCGGCACCGAGACATCCGGTCACGGCGACACGCTGGCCCTGGCCGTGATTGACGAGGCGTGGAGCCAGAGCGATAGCCGGCTGGAGCAGGCGATGCGCCCGGCGATGATGACCGTCGCCGGCGCGCAGCTGTGGATCGTGTCGTGCGCCGGGAAGGAGACCTCGTCCTACTTCCGCGGCAAGGTCGCGGACGGCCGCAGCCGCGCCGAGATGGGCGTGACGGACACCGGCTGCTACATCGGCTACTCGGCGCCCGATGACGCCGACCCGGCCGACCCGGCGACCTGGGCGGCGTGCATGCCCGCGCTCGGGGCGACGGTGAGCGCGGAGACGGTGGCTAAGGACTTCGAGCTGATGGACCTGGCCGAGTTCCGCCGGGCGTACTTGTGCCAGTGGCCCGAGGTCGCCAAGCCGGGATGGGGCACGTTCAGCCAGTCGGCGTGGGAGCAGTGTGGGTATCCCCGGTGATCATCAGAAGGTGCGCCGGGTGCTGCTGGCGGCGCTGGCTGATGGCCAGCCGTGCGCCCGCTGCCAGGCCCGCGGGATCTATCACCCCATGTACCGTGCGCAGGCTCGCTACCTCGACGTTGACGAGTTCCCGGGGCGGATGTACGGCGGTCCGCAGGTGCGGGCGCTCTCGAATCGGACTTGCAACCGGCAGGCGGGCGCCCGGGCCGGGAATGCTGCCCGGGCGCAGCGCACCGTGCGGAGGAGCCAGGCGATGATCAGGTGGGCTGCGGGCGCCGAGGTGTACGCCGACCGGCGCAAGACGGCGATCGTGCTGGCGGGCCTGCCGCAGGAGGGATGGGCGGACGTCGAGCTGCTGCCGCTGGTCGACGGCACCGACGCCGCGCCCGCGCTGGCGCAGCTGGCGGCCCGGCTGGCGCTGTCCGTGGTGGCGATCGACCCGAAGTCCAACGCGGCGACACTGGTGGAGCAGGCCCGCGCGGCGGGCCTGCCGGTCGAGTGCCCGGACGCGGCCGGGATGGCCCTGGCGCACGGCACGTTCGCCGACCTGATGACCGCGGGCCGCCTGCGCCATCACAACCAGGACGCGCTGACCGCGGCGGTACGGGGCGCTGAGCAGCGGCGCCTGGCCGGGGCGGTGGCCATCCAGCGGTACGGCAGCGCGGTGGACCCGGCGCCCGCGGTCGCGGCCGAGCTGGCGGTGTGGGCACTGCTGCACGCGGCGCCGCAGCCGTTTTTCGGGAGCTGGAGATGACCGGCCCACTGGCACATCTGCCCGGCTGATACTTCGCCGCTGATCCGCCGCGCACACTGATAAATCGGCTCTGACGTGGGACAATTGAGCCAGCGGCGGGCCGCTCAGCCCGATGACAGGGCCGCCGCCAGCGTGGCCTCACCCCCGTCCGGCGCGTCCAACTCCTTCGCCCCGGACGGGGGTGAGGCAAGGCGAAGGAGTGAGGTGCCCTATGAGCTTTGACCTTGACCCCGGGGTCTCCGGGATCGGCCCGGTTGAGCAGATCACGCGCTACCTGGAGAGCCAGGGCATCGACGTCGCCGGGAGCCTGCGCAATGCCGGGTACGCCCGCCAGCACGCCGCCCGCCGGACTGCGGACCGCGCCGAGGCGCTCAAGGGCACCGCCCGCGCGCTGCGCCGGGCCCGCCGCGCGCTCGAGCTGGAGGTGGCCGGGTGGCGGGCCGGGTGGGCCGGGTACACGCTGGACGAGGTGACCTGGCGGCAGGCCGAGGTGGCCGAGCTGGCCGATCAGCTGGCCGAGGGCTGCGGCAACGACCCGGCGACGATCGCCGCGGTGAAGCGGTCCGTGGCCTGATGCCGGTCTACCGGATCCCGCCGCAGCCGGAGCTGGCACCGGACCCGGCCGCACCGCCGGACCCCGCGCGGCTGGTCTGCGGCCTGGCCGCCTCGCTGAGCTACGGCAAGTGGACCCTGGAGGAGCTGCAGATCTGCGCGCGAGCCGCCCAGGAGGCAGCGCCGGTCCCGATGCGGCGTAACCACCAGCAGGACCTGCACGTCAGCGGCGGAGTCGCGTTCACCGATACCGGGCGATGGCTGCGGTTCGCTGCGGTCCCGGGCACCGGCGACGGATTCCCCGGCGGCCTGGTGACCCTCGGTGAGGTCTACCCGGTCTCCGCCGGGCTGCTGCGGGCCATGGCCATCGGGCAGTGGATGTGCCTGTCCATCAGGGGCGAGGAAGAGCGGGTCCTGTCCGACCCGGCCGACTGGCCCGGGATCCTTCGGCTGTCCGAGGTCAGCCTGGTGGATCACATCGGCAACCAGGCCGACCCGGACGCGCTGGTGCTCGGCAGCGGGCCCGGCGCCCTGACCGTGTGGGAGCTACTGACCGGCCAGCCGGCGGATCTGTGATCAGGACCGCTCCTGTCCGCCCGCGACCGATGACCCGGCCCTGCTACCCGCAGCACTAATTAACTAATGCTGCCCATGATTGATTGAAATATGGATGCTCATAAAGAAAGTAGAGACAAGGGTAAATATTATCGTCAGTGCTATGACTAGCAGCGCTAGCCATAGAAGCCGGCTTCTCGATGCCCCCGCGTTCCTAGCTTTCCGAAGGTTGATGGCACCTAGCACCACGATGCTGAGCGCGCCGAAACCTGTTAGGGGGGCTATGAGGTAAGCCTTCCATGACCAGCTAAATGAAATATGGAGCAGGCCGGTCGCTGTCGCTACTCCCGCGACAACGGCGACGGCGGTAAGGTTAGCGACTATCCCACCCACAATGGTTTGGAACATGGCGTAGCGCCTATCAGTACTGAAAAACCACCGGTGGAGCAAGCGGCGGACAGGCCCCCCGCGAGGGCTGGCCAGGGACGATGCGCCGTTACCGGCCACGTGGGCGGTCCCGCCGGAAGCCTGGTCAGTCATGCGGCGATGGTAGATGGGCTACCCGCCTTCACGCTGGATGATCGCGGCTATGTCCTCAGCGCTCACGCCATGAAAGTGCAGGTGCAGCTCGCGCGGCGCCTCGACCGCTGGGCGCTGCGGCTGCGGGAGCGGTTCTGCGGCCCGCCGGGTGACGGGGGGAACCTGGCGCACCACGAGAGGCGCGGCCGGCCGCCCTCGCCGCACCCGGTACACCACGAGGGCGGTCCCGCCGGCGAGCGCCAGGCCGACGAGGACGGCGCCGGCGATGAGGACCAGGCGCAGCAGCTCGGCGGCGGCGGCGAGGACGGGCCGGGTGGCCGCGGCGGCCACGAGGACGGCCAGGATCACGAGCACGGCCGCGCCGGCCCCGCTGCCGCCGCTGCCGGTGGTGGTCTGCCAGGTGCCTTTCATGGGTGGTTCCTTTCACTTGCTCGCGTCGGCGGCGCCAGCGGCGTAACCGGCTTGGTATCCCTCGCTGAACCCGGCCTCGTGGCCGTCGTCCCAGCCGTCCTCGCGGCCCTCGCGGTATGCGCGGCACAGCGGCCGTAGGCAGTCGCGGTCACGGCAGCGGGAGGGCCGGTGGGAGCCGTTCTGCGGCATCCTGGCCCGGGGGCGCTTGGCCCCTACGGTCCAGGTCAGGGCGCTGGCGAGTAGGGGCACGTGGTGTTCTTCCTGGTCGGTGGCATGTAGGGGCAGCCCTATGGCTGTAGGGCCTCGATGGCGTCGCGGCGGCATCCCTGGAGGTTCCGGCCGCCGCGGTTGACCTGGACGCTGGGGACGCCGAGGGCGCGCAGCTCGGCCGAGACGGACTCGGCGGTCGCCCCGGTGTACCGGTCGGGCCAGCGGGCGGCGAGCCGCTCGGCGAGCATGGCCCAATGGATGCTGGCGTCGCCGCCGAGCACCGCCAGGGCGTCGGCGAGCGGTTCCCTGGCGGCCTGCGCTTCGGTCTCGCCGATCGCCACGCCTGTGAGGGTTCCGGCGCGCTCCCGGGCGGCCCGGGCGCGGACGGCGACTGTCTCGGCTTCCTTGACGTTGAGGTAGTGGGTGCGGGTGACCTTCGGCTCCGGGGTGGCGCCTTTCAGCCAGCCGAGGCCCGCGTCGATTTCCGGGCGGAACATCGTGGCCCGCAGGCCGTTCTTGTACGCCGACGTGCCGAGCACCATGTCGTTCTCGACCTGGCCCGCGACGTACAGGCAGAACCGGATGCTCACGTTGCCGGAGACCCCGGTGGGCAGGCTGGCCTTGTCCGGCCGCTGCGTGGCGAGGATGAGCACCACGCCCAGCGCCGGGCCCACCTTGATGACGAACTCCGCATCGGCCCCGGCCTGCTTGCCGTACTTGGGATGCCCGAACACGTTCTGCGCTTCGTCGATGAAGCACACGATCGGGCGCAGCGCGGCGTACCGCTGGGCGATCGGCCGGGTGACCTTCCGGTCGGGGCACAGGTCCGGCGGCAGGGCCTTGACCTTCGGGGCCCGGCGTTCCACCTCGCGGCGCAGCAGTGCCAGCGACTCCGCGGCGTAGGCGATGCTGTCGTCGTCGATCCCGGACACGAACCGGTGCGAGACCCGCTCCAGCGCGTCCAGGTCGCCCGAGCCTTTCAGCTCGGCGATCCACAGCCCGGCCAGCGGATCCAGGGCCACCGCGCAGGCCAGCTCCCGCACCGCGCCGGTCTTGCCGTTGCGGGGCATGCTGCCGATCAGCCAGTTGTGGTAGATCAGTGGCGCGCTCACCTTCCGGCCGCGCACGTCCATCCCGAACGGGACCGGCTTGAACACGTCCACAGCGCCGGCCTTCAGCAGCGGCCACGGGACCGGCTTGCGGGCGGTCACGTCCTGCTGGCCCACCCAGAGCGCCAGGGCGCCCTCGTGCTCGGTGCTGACCAGCTCGGGCCACACCGCGCCGAGCGGGCGGCGCAGGCCGCTGGCGAGTTTGTCGCGGCGGTCGATGACCTCGCCGACCGTGACGCCGTAGGGCAGGTTGGCGGTCGCCAGCCACCCGGGCCCGTCTTGTCTCACGGGGCCGGTGTAGTCGATCTTGTTGCCCTCGACGCGGAGCCAGGCGTTGATCCCGGCCAGGCCGAGCGCGGCCAGCGCGCGGGTGATCACGTCGAGGGTGAGCGCCTCGTACTGGGCTGGCACGTGTGCCTGCCCGACGATCCGCACGCTGCCTGGCCGCCCGTGCCGGGCCAGCACGGGCAGCACCGCCAGGCCGAGGGCCGCCCACCCGTACCACGGCACGTACCTGCCTGCGGTTTTCACCACGACCGCCGCGGCGGCGATCACCACCAGCGAGATCAGCGCCCGCGTCTTGGAGACCTCGCGGTGCACCGCGGCGGTGCGGTGCCACGCCCGGTGGCCGTCCGCCACCGCGTCGGCGTACACCTCGACGGGCACGGGGAACAGCCACCACATCAGCCAGCGCCAGGCCAGCTTGGCCGCGCCGACCGGCGCCCAGAACGCGCTGTGCACCAGGTACACCGGCGATCTGACGGCGTGGTAGGCGGTCGCGTGCGCGGCGGCACCTGCTACCCGCTTTGTGTGGTGCCTGGCCGCGTCCCGGCTGGTCAGCCAGTGCGGCAGGATCGGCTTCCGCTCACCGGGGGCGGTCACGTCCTGGTACACCGCCGGGGCCGTACCCGGGCCGGTGATCTCGCCGGGTATGGCGGGGAGTATGGCCTGCCCGTCCGGGGTGCGGGCCTCTTGATCGGTTGACATGATGTTGTCCTCCTTCGGGAGAGAGCCCGGCCCGGGTGCCTGCTGTCGAGGCGATAGCACCCGGGCCGGGGGCTATGAGGTACGGGTGAGGGTGCGCAGGTACGCCTGCACGGCCTGTGCCTTGTCCTGGCCGACGTGCAGCCCGGTGCGGATGGCGCGGATGCCGGGCAGGCGCCCCGCCTTGAGGTCATCGGCGAACAGATCGGCCGCCGCGGCGGCGTGCCCGTTCAGGGCCGCCAGGCTGCCGGGTACGGCCGCGGGTACGGCGGGTACGGCGGCCAGCTGCGCGCCGACCACGCGCTTGAGCACGCCCAGGCCAACCGCCAGCGCGGCGGCGGCGGCCAGCGGCGGGACGGCGGCCGTTGCCCGGCTGGCCAGCGAATCCCCGGCGATGTGCCCGACGTTCCCGGCTACCGATACGGCCAGGCCGGCCAGGGTGACCACCCACGCCGCGCCGCGCGACCGGGCCGGCCATCGGTCGGCCAGCGCGACGAACAGCGCCGCCTCGCCGACAGCAATGAACACGTCGACCTGCAGCGGCCACGCGACCGCCCACGGGCCGCGCAGCCCGTGCTCATGCGCCCACAGCCACAGCCCGCGGTAGGACTCGGCGAAGGACACCAGCGACGCGGCGGCGACCAGGGCGGCAATCGCAGCGAGGGCGGCCAGGCGGGCACGGCGGATAGCGGTCACAGGTCCTCCTCCAGCCCGAGCTGGCGGGCCAGCACGGCGTAGGCGTCGGCCTGGTCCAGGTCGCCAGCGTGCGGTTCGCACAGCGCGGCCGGGTGCGAATCACAGTCCGCGCAGGACCCGGAGGGCTGGCGGTACTCGATCGCGTCGGCCAGCGCGTCGCCGAGCACAGCCAGCTGCGCCGAGGCCAACGTGAGCCCGACCGCGGCCCGGGTAACCATGCCCGCCACCACGGCGCAGGTCTGCGGCTCGAAGCCCGCCAGCCACGCGATAATCCGCCGGTCATAGGCGCCGAGCTCCACCCCGGCCGCGTCGCACGCCGCTGTGATCATGCGCGCATTTGGCGCGTCCATGCGCCCCGGCCCGGGATCCGCGCGGAACTCGGCGTACACCGCCCGCACGGCTGGGGTTTGGCTGGCCTGGCGCTCGGTCTCGAACGGGCCAGCAGCGGCCGGGGTGCAGTCCGGGCACCTGTCATCCGCCGGGCGGCGGCCGATCATCGAGCCGTGGCAAGGGCCCTGGCACGTCCACGACTCGCTGTCGACGTCGGTCATGCCGCACGCTCCGCGATGACCACGTGCCCGGCGATGACCTCCAGGGCGCCGACCACGGCGGCCAGCTCCGCGCGGGTGACCAGGCCCCGCCGCTCGGCGCGCAGCCAGCGGGCCAGGTGATCACCCGCCGGGGTGCACGGCACGTCGGGCTGGTCCTGCCAGCACCAGCCGCACCGGGCCATGCGGGCGCGCAGTCGCGGGCCCTGTGGGATCGTTTTATGCATGGTCACTCGTCCTCCTTGGGGATGGGTGATCAAGGCCCCGCCGGGCGCGACGAACGCGCGGCGGGGCCGCTGTGTAACGGGGAAAGCCGATCCTGCACAGAAGTTGCACGGATTGGCCGGACGGGGGCGGACAGTACGGCCGCGGCCGGACCGCAATGGGCCGCTGGCCAGCACCGGAGCGCGCGGCCCGGACGGGCCAGCACGGGGCGGACAGGATGCTTGAGACTACGGATCAGAAGGTTGGGGGTTCGAGTCCCTCCGAGCGCGCCCAGGTCAACGGCCCTCTGCTCTTCCGGCAGGGGGCTTCTTGCTAACAGATTTGCTAACAGGAGCCGCGACCGACCGGGCAAACACGTCGGCGGCCTCCGCGACATGGTCGCGGACCACATGGGCGTAGACCCGCAGGGTCACTGACGGGTCCGCATGCCCCAGCCGGGCCGCCACCACGTGCACCGGCACCCCGGCCAGCAGCAGCGTCGTAGCGTGAACGTGCCGCAGATCATGCAGGCGGGCGGACGGCAGCAGGCCATCCGGGTCATCCCCCGCTACCAACGAGTTGTGAGCGCGGATCAGGTCAGCGACCAGTGACGAGACCGTGTCCGGGTGCACCGGGTCACCCCAGCCCGTGGCAAACACGTAACCGCCCCCGCGCCACTCCGG